TAGCTGTATTGGGTGGAATTAGTGGTTCTGGAGGTAGTGGAGCAGGATTCCCATTCAGTGGATCTGCTGTAATAACTGGTAGTTTCTTAGTATCAGGATCGTTTGCTGATTTTACAAGAGTAGCAAACTTTACAGGATCATTAACTGGTAGCTTATTAGGTACATCTTCATACGCTACAACAGCATCTTATGCTACAACGTCTTCATTTGTAACATTAGCTCAAACAGCATCCTTTGTACAAAATGCACAAAGTGCTTCATATATTTTAAATGCAGTAAGTTCATCATTCGCTACAACAGCATCTTATGCTACTACAGCATCATTCGTAACATTAGCTCAAACAGCATCCTTTGTACAAAATGCAGTAAGTTCATCATACGCTACAACAGCATCATATGCATTATTTGCTTTAACAGCATCTACAGCTCCAGGCTACACAGTACAATTTACACAAAGTGTAGCTGCCGCCACTTGGTCATTTAATCATAATATGAACACTAGAAACCCTATTGTTCAGGTTTATGATTCAAGCTACAAACAAATTATTCCAAATGATATTATAGGTACAAGTGTTAATACAGCTGAAATTAGATTTGATTATGCAACTACAGGCTATGTAGTAATGAGTAATGGAGGTGGATTATATGTTACAGGATCTACTTCACTATTAAGCCAAACTTCAGCCGCTACAACTTGGTCATTTACTCATAATCTAAATTCAAAGTATGTAAACTTTGAAGTTTATGATTCAAATGATTATGTAATTATACCTGCAGGAATTAAAGTAATTGATACTAACAATGCTGAATTGTATTTTGCAGGCGCTACAGCAGGTAAAGCAGTAGCTAACTTTAGTGGTATAAATGGAGCTCCAAACGCTACAACAGCGTCTTACGCTTTAACAGCAACAAGCGCTTCATACGCTTTAACAGCAACAAGTGCATCGTTTGCTTCAACAGCTTCATATTTAAACCCGATACAAAGCTCATATGTAATATTGTCTCAAGTATCAGCTAGTTTGAATTATGCAGACGATACAGCGGCGGCAGCAGGCGGAGTACCATTAGGTGGATTATACAGAAACGGAAACTTTATATTAATAAGATTATCATAATATGCCAATATCATTAACAGGCTCATTAAATTTATCAGGTTCAAACACCTTAATAGGAACCAAAACCATAACTGGTAGTGTGTTTATTAGTGGATCTAAAACCATTATAGGTACTACTTCAATTACTGGATCTTTATTAGTAACAGGTAGTCTTAATACAGTAGGTACTATTACAGCAACAACATTAGTTGTTCAAACTATTACTTCCAGTATTAGTTCAATTACAGGTTCTACAAATTTTGGATCATTATCTTCTGATACTCATAAGTTTACTGGTAGTTTAAATGTAACTGGTGCTTTTTATGTTACTACAGGTAGTGTAGGTATTGGAACTGTTTCTCCATCACAAAAACTAGAGGTAGTAGGTGGTGAAATTAAAGCAGGTAGAGTTGATACAAATCAGGAAGGTGGACAAGTAAGTTTTGGTAGAGCATCAGACAACAATACTAGTTGGTATATTGATTTATATGGTAGTTCTACATCACCACAACTTCGTTTTGTGGATGTTGACAACTCTGCTGTAAGAATGACTATGACAGGAAGTAATGTAGGTATAGGAGCTTCAATTCCAAGAAATACATTACAAATAGGAAATACAGTTGCATATGCTGGTAATTCATTAGCTATTAGTAATGGAACTATAGATTTTGCAGTCTATATGGATTCAACCTCTACTAATTTATATTCTTATGGTAACTTTACATTTAATACTAATGCTGCAGGTACCGAAAGAATGCGTATCCAATCAGCGGGACAATTAACATTTGGCGAGGGAGCAGGAACAATTACTTCTTATAAATTTAGATTTAATGGGAATGGTGCAGGAGATGTAATGGCTATTGTTGTAAATGGTGCAACTGCTTCTTCAACTTCTTATATATCATTTAGAACAGGAACAGGTGAAGGTTCATATAAAGCAGATATTCGTTATGAAACAGGTCAGTTAAGTTTAAATAATATTTCTGATGTTAGATTTAAGGAAAACATTATAGATGCTTCTACAAATGAACAATGGAATAAAGTTAAAAACTCTAAACTAAGAAAATTTGATTTTAAAGATAAAACTACAACTAATCAATTAGGATTTATTGCCCAAGAATTATATCAAACAATACCAGAAGCTATTAGTAAAGGAGGTGATGAGGAAGAATTTAATGGTAATGAAAAAAGTATTTGGACAATAGCATCTACAAATATGATACCAGCGATGTTTGGTGCATTACAAGAAGCAATGACTAAAATAGAAACATTAGAAGCACGCGTACAATACTTAGAAAACAAATAATATGATACTTAACTCACCCACTATATCAGGTTCACTAACAGTAACAGGCAATATAATTGCCTCAGGCAGCATAACGCTATCAGGCTCTGTTGCATCTGCATCATATGCTGCTACAGCATCATTTGTTGCTTTAGCACAATCTGCATCGTATGTGCTTACAGCACAAACAGCATCGTTTGTGGCAAATGCACAAACAGCATCATTTGTTGCTTTAGCACAATCTGCATCAAATGCAGTTTCTGCTGCAACAGCATCATTTGCGAATACATTTACTGTTGCTTCAACTTTAACGGCACAAACGTTAGTAGTGCAAACGATTACTAGTTCGGTGGATTTTGTCACTGGTTCTACGCGATTTGGATCTATAGCTGCTAACACAATGCAAATAACTGGTTCAGTAAGTATCAGTGGTTCATCAACTGCGTTTGCAGTTAATAACAGTGCTTTTTTTATTAGTTCTAGTGGAAATATAGGAATAGGAACAACAATTTCAAATGCAGGAAGCTCAGTATCAGGTACAACCGTTGTAACAATAGCACCACAAAGTAGTGTAAGTGAAAGATGGGGTATTTTAGAACTAGCAGGTAATAGAACCTTAGGTGAAAACCAAGTAGGTGAAATTAAATTTACAAATATTAATACAACTAATAATGTTGTTGCAAGTATAAGTGGTAATAATACTACTACTGGAGTTACAGGTGGTTCTTTAAGTTTTTCAACCAAAACCGATGCTGGTTCTCTTACCGAAAGAATGCGTATTACACCTAGTGGTAGTGTAGGTATAGGAACAAGTGCTCCTACAAGTACTTCAAGTTTTAATAAATTTTTAGAAATAAATGGTGGTTCTGTTAACTCTGCATTATGCTTATCAGGTTTAAATACAGCAGGACAAGGCACTATTGGTTATGATAGTGGTAATTTATATATTGAAGCACTTGGAAACCCAACAGGAACAAATAATAATATATTATTTAGTACAACAAGCACAAATAGTAGTTCTACTAGAATAGAAAGAATGCGTATTACAAGTGGGGGTAAAGTAGGAATCGGTGTCACCAATCCAAATTATTCTCTAACCGTAGCCGGATCAATACAAGCAGGCTATATTTTATTGGGAGATACCGGTAATGGTGTAAATAATACTATTGAAATGACTACTGGAACAAACTCTACCACTTATAGTGCTGGCCATATACAATATTATTCAAATGGATATCTTACTATATGTTACGGAGGCGGTAATGTATATATAGGAGCTGCTAGTGGTGCATATAAATTAACATTGAATGGACAACCAGGCGCCAACGGATATACCGCTTGGACGAACTATTCAGATTCTAGATTAAAAGAAAATATTACAGATTTAGAAGCTAGTAATATATTAGACAAAATTTGTGCAATAAGACCGGTAACATTTAATTACAACGAATTATCTGGATTTGATGAAACAACAAGATCTAGAAGAATATCAGGATTTATAGCTCAGGAATTAATGGAAAAATTCCCTGATATGATTGGTACTATTAAATTAGATAATACAGAATACTACGATACTAACTTATCTAATTTAAACTTATATCTAGTAAAAGCAATCCAAGAACAAAACTCACTAATAACATCTTTACAATCACGAATCGAAGCACTAGAAAATAAATAATTAAAATGGTAATATATTCACCCTCAATAACAGGCTCATTAAGCATAAGCAGCTCAGGGGCTTTTAATAATGTTGGATCTGCTAACTTTACTGGATCTGTGTTTGTGACTGGTTCGTTAAACGTTAATAGTGGGTCTTTATTTGTTAGTTCAAGTGGTAATGTAGGTATAGGAAATTCATCTCCTTTATCTTTATTACAGATAGGAAGTACTTTTTCTGCTACTACTCAATCTACTTTATTATTAACAACCCAAGCTTCAAATTATGATTCAATGGGTGTTGTTAATACTAATGAAATGTTTATTCAACCATATACTTATTTTCATATATTAAAAGGATACGCATACACATCAGGATCTAGAAAAATGAATCCATTAGATGATGTAATGGTTGCAACCCAAAAAGACATTATTTTTTCTCCTGTAAGTAGTTCATTATTTACAACAGGATCAGTTGGAATTGGAACAACAAGTCCTTTTGCTATTTTAACCTCAACAGCACCAACTGCTGGAGCAATAGGATTAGGAATTATAGGTAGACCTTCTGATGATTATGGCTTAATTACTTTTAGAAAAAATGATGGAACGACAACAGTACTTGAAATAGGAGGTAGTACATCTAGTGGATTTATTTTTAATAATTATACTACTGCTTCTACTTCATTTGCTACAAATGCTGTTGTTAGAATGACTATTAGTGCTAGTGGACAGATAGGAATTGGAACTTCAACTCCACTTTCTACAACTGCTTTAGATGTTGCTTTTGGAGGAGTTACTTTATCACTAGGAGCAGATAATAATGCATATACAAGAACAAATAACACTGAAAAAGTAACAAGAATAGCATCGGCTAATTATGTAAATGCAAATTTACCTATGACGATGATGCTTGCAGATTCATATTCTGGAAATCACGACTTAAAAATAGGTGGTGGAACATCTGCTTTATATGCATCAACTGCTATCTATTTTTTAACAGCGGCTGATACAACAACACTTACAGGTACTGAAAGGATGAAAATTATAAGTAATGGTCAAATAACAATAAACCAAGCACCAACAACTTATGGTACACTATCAGTAAGAGGATATTCAGATTTTACTTACTCCGGTATAAATGTTTATGCAACTGGTAGTAGTAATAATTTTTTAAGTCTTGCATTATTTTCTACAAAAGCAGTTATTGGAGCAGATTATGGAGCTGGAGGTGGATATGTTCCTGTAGTAATACAAACAAGTAATACTGATAGACTTACAGTTGCTGTTAACGGAAGTATAGGAGCCCCTTCAGGTACAAACATATATAATGCCTCTGATGTTAGATTAAAACAAAATGTTACAACTATTACAAATGGTTTATCTAAAATAAATGCTTTAAATCCTGTTAAATTTAACTGGATACATAATTTTGAACCTATTGAAAATGATAAAGATATGTTTGGTTTTATTGCTCAAGAAGTACAAAGTATAATTCCAGAAGCAGTAGAAAACTTTGGAGGAAATTCAATAACAGTAGGAGATACAGTAGTAGATAATCCATTAAGAGTAAATGAAAAATTTATTATACCAGTCCTAGTAAAAGCAATCCAAGAATTAACAGCACGCGTACAAGAACTAGAAAACAAATAATAAAATGGTAATACATAACGCAATACTAACAGGTTCAATATCAATGCAGGCACCCCCTGTAATATCAGGTTCCTTAACATTAACAGGTAGCATTAATGCTACAGGCGATATTACGGCATCAAGTGCTCGTTTTTCAAACATAATAACTGCACAAACGTTGGTTGTGCAAACTGTATCGTCATCTGTAACTTATAGTTCTGGATCGAATGTGTTTGGAAATGCTGCATCTAATACGCAGGTGTTTACTGGTAGTGTTTATATTACAGGTAGTGTTGGTATTTATCAACCAAATCCTTCCTCTTCTTTAGATGTAAGAGTATTAGGTGAATCCCCAGCTACAGGTAAAGTAGCTTTAATAGCAGGTACAGGTAATGGTGCAAATGATGTTTTTAGATGGTATGATGGAAATACACAATTAGGTGTATTTAAAAACTCAGGTAATGTAGGTATTGGTACAGTTAGTCCTGCTTATGCATTAGATATAAATGGAGTATCAAAAAGTTCAGGATCAATAATATCATCTAACAATTCTTCAGGAACACCCTCTACATCCAATACCTTATGGATGACAGAATCTACTACTAATACTAACTGGCAACTTTATATAGGAGGTTCTACAAACTCATTCCCTGGAGGTTTTAGTATTTTACAAAGTACTAACGCAAGAATGGTTATTGCTTCTGGTAGTGGTAATGTAGGTATAGGATTAACAAGTCCAGGGTCAATATTAGAAGTATCAAAAGATACAGACGGTGATACTCCAATATATTTTACAAATGGCTCTGGTGGTGCTAGCAATACAAACGCTAGTATTACTTTAGAATTTAGATTAAGAAATGGTAGTGGTGGTAGTACAGGAGGGGTAAGATTAAGAGCAGGTAAAGAAACAGACCATCAGGGTGCTAACGTAAATGACTACTTTGCTATTAGTACTACTAAGAGTGATGCTATGGCCGAAAGAATGCGTATTAGTGCCGCGGGTTATCTAAAACTAAAAACAGTATCATCAGTATTAACTACTACTACTCATAGAATTGATGATTATCAATTAACCCAAGGAAGTACTATATTAGTATGTGGTAACGCAAACACTGCAGATACGATTAATGTAATTTCTGTTGATAATGCTGGTTTTAATGGAGCCGCTACAGGTGTAACTGTAGGAAAAAATAGTTCAACGTCTCGTTCTATAAATGCAGGTGGTACTGTTAATGCATCAGGAGCTGACTATGCGGAGTATATGACTAAAGCAATAACGGATAACATTGCAAAAGGCGATATTGTAGGAATTAATTCACAGGGGTTATTAACAAATATATTTAATGATGCTATTTCATTTGTTGTAAAATCAACAGATCCATCTTATGTAGGGGGTGATGTTTGGGGAAGCACTGATATAATGGGTATCCCACCAGGTAATGAAGCAACACAAGAACAAAAAGATACTTATAATGCTAAATTAGAAACAGCAAGAGCAAAAGTAGATAGAATCGCATTTTCAGGTCAAGTACCTTGTAACGTAACTGGATCAAATGTAGGTGACTACATCATTCCAATACAATTAGAAAATGGTAAAATAGGCGGACAAGCAGTAACAAATCCAACATTTGATCAGTTTAAATCAGCTGTTGGTAAAGTATGGAAAATAATGAATGATGGTCGTGCTTGGATCAAAGTAATAAATTAATAATAAAACAAAAACAATATGAAATACATCGTACTAATGCAGTATCTTCCAGGACTAGATCAAATTTGGGTAGCTCGTCTAACACCAGAAGATCCAATCTATGAATTCGATACATACGAAGAGTGTGCCGCTAAAGCAGCAGAATTGCAAGCAGCAGACACTACCGGCCGTCAATACAAATCATCTCAAGAGGAAGAAGGAACAACATATTAATATATGGGCCAAACAGTAACCCTTGTCAAACAAGGAGGCAACCCAACGTTTGCCTCATTAGCGGTAAATGGTTCAACTAACTTTAGTTCAACTACAGAGCTGATAACCTTAAAAAATGGTTTAGGGGCAGGTACTAATACATTTGATTATGCAAATAGTGCTATATTCTATTTGTCTGGGTCAACCTCTAATAGTACATTTAATATAATAAATGTTCCTGTAACGTCGCCTACTGCAACTTCACTTACATTTTTAATAGAGCAAGGAGCAACACCTTATAGTGCTTCTGCATATCAAATTAATAGTTCAGCAGTAACTGTTAAGTGGGTTAATTCATTAACACCAATAGGAACTGCTAATAAAACTGATGTAATAGGTATAACTGCTTTTAGAAGTGGTTCTGCTTGGAATGTATTAGGTTCACTTAATACCTTTGGGTAAACAATGATAAGCAAGGTTTCAACACATACAGTAGTGGGGTTATTTCTCCCTCCTTATTTACCATCACCTTCTGTGTCACCAACACCTAGTGTAACTCTTACCCCCTTTTATACACCATCTGTAACTCCAACTGTTACCCCATCCATAACAATTACACCGTCATTAACGCCTACTCCTAGTATTACTGCTACTCCATCGTTAACAGCAACTCCATCGTTAACACCTAGCATAACGCCTACTCCATCGTTAACTCCAACACCAAGTTTAACACCAACCCCTAGTCTTACTGCTACTCCATCGTTAACGCCTACTCCATCATTAACCCCTAGTATAACACCTACTCCATCGTTAACACCTAGTATAACGCCTACTCCATCGTTAACTCCAACACCAAGTTTAACACCAACCCCTAGTATTACTGCTACTCCATCAATTACTCCAACACCTTCATTAACACCTTCAATTACTCCTACTCCAAGTATAACTCCTTCAATTACTTCTACTCCAAGTATAACGCCTACTCCATCATTAACACCATCTATAACTCCATCTATAACACCATCTATTACTGCTACTCCATCGTTAACGCCTAGTATTACTATTACTCCTAGTATAACGCCTACTCCATCTATTACTCCAACACCATCACTTACTCCAACACCAAGTATTACTAGAACGCCTAGTATTACTGCTACTCCTTCATTAACGCCTAGTATTACTGTATCTCCAAGTCTTACGCCAACACCTAGTATTACAGCTACTCCATCGTTAACAGCAACTCCTTCATTAACACCTAGTGCTACCAGAACACCATCAATTACACCAACTCCATCAATTACACCAACTCCATCAATTACACCAAGTATAACGCCTACTCCAAGTATTACTAGAACACCAAGTATAACCCCTACACCATCATTAACTCCTACTCCATCAATTACTAGAACACCTGACCCAAGTAGAACACCGGATCCTAGTAGAACACCAGATCCTAGTAGAACACCAGACCCAAGTAGAACACCAACACCAACCCCATCCACCTCTCCAATCCCACCAGGTTATAATATATCATGGGATTTTAGTAAAACCGGTGGAGGTGGAGGTATACTATCAATCTCAGTAAACTCAAGTCAAGTAGTATACCAAGCTTCAGGAACACACGCAAGCGGTAATTTTACAATTCAACCAGGGGATTATATCACATGCGATTTATATGGAACTAGTGGAAACTATTCGCAATCAGAATTGTACATATATCAAGGCTCAACATTATTAGATAGTTATGTTGGTTGTGATTTAAATGATAGCTCAGCTACACTACCTGCTAATTATCTTGGCGGAAATGGTTCAATAATAGCAATAGTAAGCAATGGATTAGGTGGATGTCCGTAAAATAAAACTTTTAAAACAAACTTGGTTGTCTCCTATCTCTTGTATATATTTATATCAAACAAATAAAATAAAATATGTTATTATTAATTTCAATCATTGTTATTGCTGTAGTAATTGCTCTAGTATATAACAACAACAAGAAAAAAATCGCTGAAACTATTGAGAAAGTTGAAGAAACAATTGCACCAGTAGTTAAAGAAGTTAAAGAAGTAGTTGCTAAAGCAGAATCTGCATCAGCACCTAAAGCTAAAAAACCAGTTGCACAAAAAGCAACCAAAGCAACATCTGGTTCAACAGCTAAAACACCTCAAAAGTAATTATGGAAAAAATCAGTTTAAAATTATTTGAATTCTATAACTTAGATTCAGAATTAAACGGAGTTGTGAATCAACAAACCGGTGAAAAAGTAAGTGAAGGCTTATTAAGTGAAAAATTAAAGTTAACTACTAAATACTGGTTAACTGAATTATCTAAAAAAGTACTTGCTGAAAAAACATCTGTTGAATCTTTAAAAGAAGAATTGATTAAAAAACATGGCGAAGCTGATGAAAATGGAAACATTGGTATCCAAATGTACATTGACATTGTAAAAGATGAAGATGGTAAAATCATTGAGGGTAAATCAAATCCAAAATTCATTGAATTTCAAAATGATTTTAACACATTACTACAAGAAGAAAAAGAATTAGAGTACAAACCTATTAATCTTAATGAACTAGAAAACATTGAGTCAGATGGTAACTACCCAACATTTTTTAAATTGGTTGTGGCTGATGAACAAGCTTAGTGAAATATTTCAGGCATGGGTAGCTGCGGCTAATCCATCGCCTGAACAAAAGCTTTTAGCAGAACAACGAACAGCTATCTGTGATAGTTGTGAACATAAGCAATACGCGTTAAAAATATATACGTGTAGTTTATGTGGATGTCCGTTAAGTAAAAAAGTATTTAGCCCTAATGGCGCAAAAGCCTGCCCCGGCAATAAATGGGAAAATTAAACGTTATGGCACAATTAACACCTGAAGAATTACAATCTGTTAAAGATTTACAGTCAAAGTACAATCAAACTATATTTGAAATCGGCGTTGCTGAAACTCAAATCATTACACTTCAACAACAAATCGAAAAATTGCAAAAAGACAAAAAAGATTTAGTTGCTGATATTGATAGTATTGGTAATAAAGAGACAGAATTAGTTAAAGGTCTTCAAGAAAAGTACGGAACGGGCAATATTGATCCCGAAACCGGAGAAATAACTCCAATTCAATAATAGCTCTGCGGTCTGTGCTGGTTTTTGGATATTTATTATTAGGTAAATCCTAATAAAATTCCAAAAATAACAATACAAAATGGCAGAAAAAATCATTTCCCCTGGTGTATTCCAGAATGAATCAGACCAAAGTTTAGTACAAAGAGGTATTCAAGGCACATCAACCGCTATTGTAGGTCCTACAGTATTAGGTCGTCCTTACGTACCTACTTATGTAACTTCATACTCTGAATATTTAGCAAAATTCGGCTCTACATTTAAGAGCGGTAGCTACTATTATGAATATTTAACTTCATTAGCTGCTAAAGAATATTTCCAAAACGGTGGTCAAACACTATTAGTAACTCGTATTATTAGTGGTACAGCAAACGCTCAAACGTATGCTCAAGCAAACGTAACTCAAGTATCTTCATCCGCTGCTACTTCATTCCAATTGGAAGCTTTAGCTTGGGGTGATATCATGAATAACACTTCTAGTTTATCTGGTGGTGCTTTAGCAAGTGGTAGTGCTTACAACGTTCGTTATGAAATTACAAACGTAAACACTGGTAGTGGTACGTTTAACTTAGCAATCCGTGCTGGTAACGATAGTGAAGCTCAAAAGAACTATCTTGAAACTTGGCCTAACTTATCATTAGATCCAAACTTACCTAACTTTATCTCTCGTGTAATTGGTGATACAAAACCAGTTTACGCTTTAGATAGCTCAAGCACTCCATTTATATCAATTAGCGGTTCTTATGCTAATGCTTCTCAATATGTTCGTATATCTTCTATTACAACTCCACAAGTTGATTCAATCGACAACAACGGTAACTTTAAAGCAGCTATTTATAGTGGTTCTTTACCAGCTTTAGGTAGCGGTTCTTTTGGTGGTTCATTTGCAGGTGGTACAGCAGCAACAACAACAGTTCAAAAGATGAACGAAGACATAACTATAACTAACCTAGAAGGATTTGCCCCAGCAGATTACAATACAGCATTAGCTTTATTAACAAATAAAGATGAATATCAATTTAATGTATTAATAGCTCCAGCTGTTGGTTTAGATTGTACAGCTGCTGCAACAGTTATCTCAGTTGTAGAAGCTAGAGGCGATGCTTTTGCTCCTTTAAGTGCAGGTATTTATGGTACTTCAATTACAGCAGCAACTACAATCGCTGCTGGTCAATCAAGTAACTACGCTGCAACATATTATCCTTGGATTCAATTATACAACTCTAACTTAGGTAAGAATGTTTGGTCTCCCGCTACAACAGTAATGGGTGGTGTTTTAGCATTCAACGACCAAGTAAGTGCTGAATGGTTTGCTCCAGCAGGTTTAAACCGCGGTGGTGTTCCTTCAGTATTAAGAGCTGAAAAGAAATTATCTCAAGCAGATCGTGATACATTATATAGTGCAAATGTTAACCCATTAGCTACATTCCCTGGTGAAGGTGTTGTAGTATTTGGTCAAAAGACATTACAACGTAAAGCTACTTCATTAGATAGAGTTAACGTTCGTCGTTTATTGATCGCATTAAAAGGATTCATCGGTCAAGTAGGTCGTAACTTAGTATTTGAACAAAATACAATTGCTACAAGAAACAGATTCTTAGCTCAAGTTAACCCTTATATGGAATCAGTAGTACAAAAACAAGGTTTATACGCTTACAAAGTAGTAATGGATGATACAAACAATACTCCAGATGTAATCGATAGAAACCAATTAGTAGGTCAAATTTATATTCAACCAGCTAAAACTGCTGAATTTATTATCTTGAACTTTAACGTATTACCAACAGGCGCTATATTCCCTGCATAAGGGGGAATAGTTCCTAATATTTATTAATAGCAATTAAAATTTAACATAAAATGGCAGTATTAGACGCTAACGAAATCATGTTCACCGCTTTTGAACCTAAGGTTCAGAACCGTTTCATGATGTATATTGATGGAATCCCAGCATACTTAATCAAGAGTGCAACAGCACCAGGATTTGAAGCAGGAGAAATCATCTTAGATCATATCAACGTATACCGTAAAATTAAAGGTAAAGTACGTTGGAATGACATGACTTTAGGATTATACGATCCTGTAACTCCATCTGGTGCGCAAGCAGTAATGGAATGGGCTCGTTTAGCACACGAATCAGTAACTGGTCGTGATGGATATTCTGATTTCTACAAGAAAGACTTAACTTTAGATATTTTAGGCCCAGTAGGCGATATCGTTGGTGAGTGGATAGTTAAAGGTGCTTACGTAAAAACAGCTACATTCGGTGAATACGATTGGGCTAACGAAGCAGCAATTAACTTATCTGTTACAATCGCTATGGATTATTGCGTTCTAAACTTCTAATTAAATTACATATTTCTTATATTGGCGTCTACCTTTTTGGTAGACGTCTTTTTTTTGCATATATTTATATATACAACAAATAAAAACGTTATATGGCAGAATTTAAAATTCCAACCGAACAAGTTACATTACCCTCTAAAGGTTTATTGTACCCTAAAGAATCACCACTTGCTAAAGGTGAAATTGAAATGAAATACATGACAGCTAAGGAAGAAGATATTCTTACTAATGCTAACTATTTAAGAAATGGTACAGTAATTGATAAATTATTACAATCCCTAATCATTACACCAATCGACTACAATGAATTATTAGTTGGTGATAAAAATGCAATTTTGATTGCAGCTCGTATTTTAGGTTATGGTAAAGATTATACTGTAATGTTTAATAATACAGAATATACTGTTGATTTAACTACATTAACAGAGAAAAAAATTGATAACTCATTGTTTAAAGCTGGTATCAACGAATTTACATACACATTACCTAAATCTGAAAACACAGTTACATTTAAATTGTTATCACATGGTGATGAACAAAAAATCGATGCTGAAATTAAAGGTTTACAAAAAGTTAACCCAAATTCAGTACCTGAAGTAACAACAAGATTAAAGTATATGATCACATCAGTTAATGGTGACCGCGATCAAAAAAATATCCGCGATTTCATTGACACATACTTATTAGCTCCAGATTCTAGAGCATTACGCCAATATTATAATAAAATCTCCCCAGACGTTGATATGAAGTTTATTCCTAATGACGAAAACTATACAGGGGAGGGTATAGAGATTTCGATTGGACTTGACTTTTTTTGGCCTGACGCAGGAGTATAGATTATACTTATTTAACCAAATACACGAAATTGTATTTAATGGACAGGGTGGTTATGACTGGACTACTGTTTATGATATGCCTATTTGGTTACGTAAATTTACTTTTGAAACATTAAAGGAACATTACGAAAAGCAAGCCGAAGAAGCTAATAAACAGCAGAATATGCTTAAAAATACCAACAATAAGGACGTAGCACGTCCTAACATAGCACCCGGTAAACAACCGACATATACAGCAAAGGCGCCTAAAAAATAGGCGCTTTTGATATTTATACGGCGCAATATTAAACTATGGCTGATAATAACGATAACATAAAGGACGTACAGAATAGCGAAAAACTATTAGACTTATCTAATCAAATTGTTGATTCTTTAAATCAAAGAAGAAAAATAATTAAAGATATTAAGGCTGATGAAGATTCATTTTTTACTACAATAAAACAACAGCAAAAGTTATCTCAAGATATTACAGCTAATGCTGAAAAATATTTAGGTTATCAAATTAAATCTAAAGATTTAGATAAACAAATTAAAGCTAATAAAGACAACCAGAAAAAAACAGAACTTTCTTTTATTAAAGGAATTAATGGTCAAGATAGTTTATCTGTAAAATTAGAAAAACAAAGACAAGATGCTTTAAAAAAAGCATTTGATGTTAGAAAACAAATAAAAAGTACAACTGACTCTATTAATAAATTAGATGAAAAAAATCAAGATTTATTAATAGCAAAAGGTGAAGCTGAAAGAGATAATAATAGAAATTTAGTTAGAAATATTCAATCTCAAATTAGAGAGAATCAAAGAATAGCTAATAACAAAGAAAAGTATGTTAAAGTTTTAGAAACTCAATTTGACAAAGAAAAAAATATAGCTAAAACAGCTCGTGAAACTGTTGAAAATGGTAAAAAATTAGTAGAAGATCAAAAGAAAGAATTAGCTTTTTTACTTAAAAACTTTGAAATAAGAAAACGAATAGAACGCTCTACAGGTCTATTAGGAGGTCTTGCCAAGTCATTATCTAAAATACCAGGTATAGGAGCTTATCTTAGAGCAGATGATGCCATTGAAGAAATGGAAAAACTAGCTGCTAAAATTGAAGAGGCAGGAGGTAAATCAACTAGTTTTACAAATAGATTACAAATTGGATTAAAAGGAGCTAGTGTACTTGCTAAAGGATTTATTGAAAATATTAAATCTCCAGAAGCTATTTTTACATTTTTAGGTAAAGCAATTATTAATGCTAATGAACAAATAGTTACTTTAGGTAAGTCATTAGGTGTTAGTAGTATTCAATCTAAAAATATAAGAGAAGAATTTGTAAAATATTCCGCTTATGCTGGTGATACTTTTGTTAATACAAATCGACTATTAAAATCTCAATCTGAATTATCTAATCAGTTAGGTATTGCAGTTCAATTTAGTAAAAAAGAAGCAGAAAATTTTGCTCGCTTAACTGAGTTAAGTGGCTTATCAGTAGATGAGGCTGGCAAATTAGCTAAAGCATCAGCTGCTGTAGGACAAGAAGTAGGAGATTATACAGACACTATTCGTGAGGCTGCTACTTACGCTCAACGAGCTACTAAAACTCACTTCAGTTCTAAACAAATATTACAAGACGTATCTAAATTAAGTGCAGGAATATTAGTTAAATTCCAGGGTAATCCTAAAGCATTAGCTGCAGCCGTAGTACAAGCTAAAGCATTAGGTACTAATTTAGAAACTATAGATAAAATTGGTGATTCATTATTAAATTGGGAATCATCAATTGAAAATGAACTTAAAGCAGAATTAATAACTGGTAAACAGTTAAATTTAGAAAAAGCTCGTTATGCTGCTTTAACAGGTGATCAATTAACATTAACTAAAGAAATAGCTAGTCAAGTTGGTACTTTGAATGATTTTGAGAATATGAATGTCATAGCTCAACAATCATTAGCTCAAGCATTTGGTTTAAGTAGAAGTGAGTTAGCTGATATGTTAATACAGCAAGAGGCTATAAACAAATACGGAGATGCAGCAGCTAAACTTAACAAAGACCAAGTTAAAGATTTTGAAAAACAAAAAGAATCACGTAAAGGATTAACATTAAAAGAATACCTAAAAGAACAAGAACAACAAGTTACAATCCAGGATAAATTTAATAATGCTATCTTAAAATTACAAGATTTAATAGGTAATATGGTAGCAGGTCCTTTAGGTGGATTTATTGATTCTTTAACTGATGGTTTAAGCATTATAACTAAAATATTTGCAGGCTTTGCAAAAATAGCTTCTGCAGTTAAAGGACTTTTTGGAGATGGAATTGGAGAGGCTTTAGGTAAAACTGCTTCTATAGCAGCTATAGGAGGTATAGGATTATTAATGGCTCGTTCACTTACAAAAGGCACTATACTTAATCCAATGATTGTAAAAGATGCTAGTGCTGCTGGTGGTGGTGGAGGATTAGGAGATATGTTTGGTGGAGGTGGAGGATTAAAAGGAGGTGCAGGTAGAATTGGAAAAGCATTTAGCAAAGGTGGATTGAAAGGTGGTGGTAAAGCAATGAGTAGAATACTTAGCAAAACATTAAAAGGAAATGCTCTTACAGCTCTAGCAATGGGAGTTGGAGATGCTGCTATGAATATGGGTGAGGGAAAAGGTGTAGGTGAATCTTTAGGAAGAGCAGGAATTACAGGATTAGCATCATTACTTGGAGGAGGATTAGGATCACTTATAGCACCAGGAGCTGGAACTATAGGTGGAGGTATTGCAGGTGGTATGGCGGGTGATTGGTTAGGAGATAAAATTTTCGGTGAACAACAACAAGTACAAGACGGTATAGCATCATCAAGTCAAGGACCATTTACTGTTAGAAACAAATATGGTAAAACAGCAATAACAGCTAAAGGCGATAGTTTAGCAGTATCACCTAATATCAATAATGCATCATTAGATTTATCACCAATGATAAACGCTATTAACGAAGTTAGAAACGCAGTATCTGCATTAGCTAATAAATCAACACCACAATTCGCATTACATGTAGATGGTAAACATATTGGTACAGCGGTTGGTAAACAAATGGAAACAGGTACATCGCAACTCCAATATACTGGTTACAAAATAGCATAATTTTTAATATTTATATAAAACAATAACAATGGCAGCAACAGGAATTTTATCAAACTTAACTAAAATGGTTTTAGGACTTAAAGGTGAAAAACCATCTAACTTTGGCGTTGACCCAATCCCACCAAACTCAATACACAATACTTATTCAACAACAGGTGTTCCTGCTGTTAAGTGGCGTACAATTAGTGGTACAGGAATGAAACCAGCACCATCTAAATTAGATGACATTAAGTCTAAATACAAACCAGGCAAGGGCGCTTACGTAAATAACAAACCAAAAGGCTAATAAATGCCAGGATCAAGACTAGTAAATTTAAAGACTAATTTAAAGTCTCTTAAATACGGGCATGATCGTCAGGGGGATGGTAGTAGTGAACAACCATATATTACTACAAACATTCCTAGAAGACTTTTTACTAGTCCGACGGACGACGGCTACATTAGAGGTGGTTGGACATTAGCAAATCAAGCATCAACTACTGATCAATTAAGAATTAACAAATTCATTAATGATACACCTAAAGGTCCTTTATTTATTCAACGTCAAATTGGATTACAATTAACTAATCCAAAACTTGAGACTAGAAAAATAAATTTAAACTCATTTGGGTTATTAGGAAATATATTAACATCAGCATTTAATGTTTTTAATGATTTAGCTCCTGGTCCTACTCGATTATACAACGAAGGTAAAAATACCTTATCACAATTACCAGTAACAGCATTTGGTACTCACTTTGAGCGCCATGGTTTATCACCTATTCAGGATGATAATACCAAATATTTAGCTGTTGTTAGAAATAATAACGATAATGGTAATAATAGATTACTTGCCTTAAAAACCAAATTAATTAAGCCAGGTATTACCAATCCAAGAAGCGGTAATGTCATTTTAGGCACTGTAAACGCCATTTTAGGCGCAGTAAATGTATTTAATACAGCAATAGGTAAAGGTACAAACCCATTATTACCTACATCCCCATTATTGCAACCTGCAGATTTAATTATTGATAGATATAGTGGAGGTCCTGGATCAACTTATGGCATTGGATTTACTACTATTAGAAGATATGATGTAACAAGTAATGGTTCTAATAAACCAATACCAAGTAAAGGATTGATTGATTATAAAGGTGCTTTAGGAATATCAGATATATATTTTGATCAAACTAGCGGTGAGGCTAACTTTTTTGTTAATAACATTGCTGGAACTGGTAAACCATCTCAAATTGATCAAACAACAGTTACTTATAAACAAAATATTCCTGCTGGAGCAAATGGTACAATTTCATCCCCTACATCTAGAATGTATGATGAATTAAGAAGTCAAGTAAAAACAAGCATTACTCAAGTAATAAACAATGGTAGTGGCTCCATATCTACAAAAACTCATACTGTTGTTAGAGATGCTAAAGATTTTAAATATAATTTAAATAATTTAAAAGATGTATTTTCAAGAACAGAAGAATGGCAGGATGAAAATATTTTAAAACTTAAATTTAGTATAATAGACCCATTCTCATTGTCTCCAAACCCACTTATATTTTCAGCATATATGAAAGGATTTAAAGATAATTTTGATGCTTCTTGGAATGAATATAGTTATATAGGTCGAGCAGAAAGTTTTTATACTTACGGAAAATATAAACGTAATGTATCTTTTAATTTAGATATACCTTGCTTTAAAAAAGCAGATTTAATAAAAAATCATACTAAACTAGGACAATTAGCATCTACAACAGCTGGTTCCTACAACACCGCTGGTTTATTAGGTGGTGTTTTAATTAAATTGAATATTGGAAATTATATAAAGGATGAATATAGTATATTAAATAATATTTCTTATGATATACCTGATGATTCATCTTGGGATTTAGATGCTAAGTTAGCAATGTATGTTAGAGCTTCATTAAGTTTTACCATAATTCATAAAAATTTACCTGAATACAAAGGAAAAGAAGGATTTCTTAACTACGCTTAATTATGGATAGATACGATAACGCAACTATAGAAACATCAATAACGGGTAATCAATACTTTAAACAAAAGTTCTACCCTAACATACCATTGTCTTCAACAGACGACTATGTTATTACAACTATAGGAGATAGACTTGATACTTTAGCTTATTCTTATTATCGTGATAGTACCTTATGGTGGGTAATTTCTATGGCTAACAACAATGTTACTAAAGGATCATTATTCCCAGAACCAGGTACACAATTACGTATACCAACAAATTTAAATGCAGTTTTGTCATTGTATAACCAATACAATACAATAAGATAATGTTATGTCAATATTTCGCAATACCCTCCAACCATCTGTTCAAGCACAATTAAAGGCTAGACAAAAAGCCCTTAATAGTAGAACATCTGACTCCATAATTCACGCTAACACTCGTAATTCATGGGTTAGAATGACATCTGCTGTGGATGTAAATGGTGATGGTGGTAAATTGGCTAAACAATATGTTATGTTTGGTGGTACTTTAAATAACAAACAATTAAGATCTGGAGTTGGAGACCAATCTCATGCTTACAGTACAACAAGCCCTTCAGGAACATCATACAATACAACGGCTAGAGCAGGTGCAGCAGGTCTTAAACCAATGCCTGGTATTACTTCAATAGACATTAAGTCTAAATCAGCATATGGTTCATTAAGAGAAGTAACAATAAACTTCGTATGCCATAATATTCAACAATTAGAAGATTTAGAATTATTATATATGCGCCCCGGATACACAGCATTAATTGAGTGGGGTTGGGCACCTTATTTAAATAAAAATGGTAAAATTGAAACTAACATTGAATTTTATGACGATGTTTTAAAAGGTGGAAAAGAAAGAGATGAAGTGTTTTTAGATTTATATAAACTATCAGTAAAAAAAGAACATAATTATGATGCAATGTATGGTTATGTTAAAAATTATAACTGGACTGCTAGAATGGATGGTGGTTATAACTGTCAAACAACAATTATTTCTATAGGTGAGATAATGGAATCATTAAAAGCAAGTTATCTTCCTTTTGATGTAGATGGTGTTATTAGACAAAAAGGATTACTTGGTTTAGTACCACAAAGTGCTGCTGTCTTTACACCTGGTGCTCCTGCTCCATCATTAGAAGCGTATTCTAAAAATATACTAGCAGGATTGTGTAGAGAAATATATGATTACTGTGCAGATCCTGTTAATTTTGCATTAGATAATGTATTTCCAAAATTACCTAAATCAAATACTACGAACTACGTAGCTAAAGAATTTTATGATTATAATTTATTTAAATTTAATTATAAAACAACTGAAATACCTAATTCAATGGCATCTTCAGGAGTACAAGTATATATTACTTTAGAATCATTTGTTCAATTATTAAATGATTATGTTTTATTGTATGCTGGAAAAGATGCAAAAACAGCAAAACCATTTATAACAATTTCAACTAACTCAAATACATACGAAACAGGTTCTGCTTCTCCATTATTATGTTTAGCCCACCCATTACAAGTATCTGTTGATCCTACAATATGTCTTATAACTAATACTTTGTGGGCTAAAGGAATTACTTTTAATAGTGTGGATGCAAATAATAATACATCTGGAACAGAATATTTAAAAACTTTAGCAAAAGGCAATATTTCTTTTGAAAATAAAGAAGAAACTGGGATTATAGGTAACATTTATCTTAATATTGATTTTTTATATAGACTATCTATTGAACCTGGTTTATTAGATCCAAAAACACAAGATTTAAAATTATTTGATTATTTTAGAAATATATTAAAAAATGTTCAAGAATCAATTGGTGGAGTTAATAACTTTGAAATTCATGTAGATCCTATAGATAGTGTTGCTAGAATAATTGATCTTAACTATGTAGATGTTCTATCAAAAACATTAGCATATGATAAAGCATTTCAAATAGAAATGCATAATCTTTCAGGAAGTGTAAGATCATATGAATTACAATCTCAAATATTCCCTGAACAAGGTGCTATTATAGCTATAGGTGCCCAAGTAAAAGCAACTAGTGCTCAAGGAACTTCAGCAAGTACTTTACTTGATTTTAATAGTAATTTAGAAGATAGAATTATACCTAAAAAAATTGATCCTCCACTATCAAATTCATTTGCTTTTAATGATAATGGAAATGAAAAGTTTGAAAAATTAAAAACTAACTTAAATACAATTCGTGAATTTTTCTTTGAACAACCAACTATTATTGATGGTACTCCAACACATGTTCAAGAAAAAACCTCTGAATATAAAAATGCTTTAAGAGATACTATTATTTATTTTCAAGAAACTATAAAATCAAATACTACTGGTCGTTCTATTATACCTGTTAAAATATCTCTTACAATGGATGGTATTGGGGGTTTAATTATAGGACACTTATTTAAAATACCACCAGATTTATTACCAAGAGGCTACGGAAGTGATAATGTAGGGGGTAAATTAATACAAACAATCACATCTATTGGTCATAAAGTAGAAAATGGTGATTGGACTACTACTATAGATGCTCAAAACATTGTAACAAAAGAACCTTCAGGTATAACCAAAACTTTTAATGACTTACTTACAGAAACTAAAACTGGATTTAAAATAAAAACCCCAGGAGTGCCAGATAATGTTTATCCAGATAAACCTGAAGTATCATATCAAAGAACAACAGTTACTAAAGATGAAGTAGTTGCTTATTTAAACTATGCTAATAAATTTGATGTTAATGTTAGAAGATCAGTATTAGCTATATGGAGAAACGAATCTGGAAATGGATCAAAAGGTGTAAATAATAACTATTTTGGAATCCAGGCAGATAATGCAAAATGGCCTGATAGTGAGTCTTATGTTATCGCAACTTCTGTAAAAGTAGATAGTGGTGGTGCTACAAGACGTTTTGCTGTATTCCCTGATTACAAAACTAATTTGAACTTTATGTTAAATACAGTACAAAGAAGAAATTTAGTAGCAAATACCGCTGAAGAATGGTCTAAAAAATATGTATATGAGTGGGTTTCTCCTTATGATAAAGAAGGTACTTACCAAGCAGCTAAATCAAATTTAGTATCAATATATAATAGTTCTATAAAAGATTTACCTAAATAATATTATGTTTAAGATACCTAAAAGTAAAATAAAAACAGGATTATATACTTCTAATGATGAGTATGTTTATAAACTACCACCAAAAAAAGTTTACAAAGGAGATTACTATAAGTATAATGGTAAGTTTTATGCTGGTAAAACATTTAATTCTGAAGAAACACCTATAGAAATAGAGCTTGCTAAAAAAACAACTTACAATACAAACAATTTCTTATATGACGTGCTTGCAGGTGTTAAACAAGGATCAATAATATCTCCAGCTCCTGTTAGAAATAGAGCTGCTGTTCTTACAGGAATACAATTAGCAAACCAACAAGGATTTACAAAGGAAGTAGGTGTTAATAATGATGCTGACATTGATGCTATAAATGCTTATCAAGAAGAGCAAGTAGCATCATCTACTACAACCCAACGAAAAAGATATTTTTACAGACAAACGTATAGCCTTAGTAAAGCTGATGCTTATAAATTTGGTGAAGTAAAAACTGAAGACGATTATGATTTACTTACTAAAAGACCTAACTATATAACAGCATTTATTACAGAAACTAGAATACCAGGTCAAGCTCCATTTTTTGATGAAAAAGAATTAAATGATGCTAACGATAAAATGCCTGGATTAAAAAAATTTCTAGAAACTCAACCCCAGACTCCAGCAGAAACAATATCTACTCCTGCTAACCCAAAACCACCAACTCCAGCTCCAAACCCAATTACTAAAACCCCAGTAACTCCAATATCTCCAAATCCGGTTACACCCCCAACTCAACCAGAACCTATTAAAGCAGTTCCATTCCCACCAAACAAACCAGCTCCTGAACCACCACCAAGTAGTGGTAATGAAAATCCACCACCTCAAAATTCAGATCCAACTCCACCTATAGCTCCAATTGTTGCTCAACCATCAGTAGTAGCTGTAGATCCACCTTCTACTAATACAGGGGGAGGGGGTGGCTCATCTTCTTCTTCTGGAAAAATGATTGTTACAGGAGCCGGAAGTAATTTAAATGCACCTTCTAATTCTAGGCTTAAATAAAGTTTGAAAGCCAAACTTTTAGTCTTATATTTAGTGTAATAAAAAGGTTATGTTTTACATCATTGAGAAATCATCTCAACTACAACAATTAGACTTTGAGGATTGTTTTGTTAGGTTTATCCCTCTTAATAACAATTTTCATCCCGCACTTACTGAGTTAAGTTTGGTTTATGTTAGACCACTTAATAGTAAGAAGGGATACATACTGTGTTTAAATCATAACGAATCACTTTCATTAAATAAAGATGAAGTGTTTAATTGGTTAGATACTTTAGGTAGAATATGGGTATTAGATAAAAAACAATCATTACACTGGTATAACAATTCAGATAAATTATTCGACGTAAATTTCCTTGAACCTGTTGACATCAAATCGTTAGACAACGCGTGCATCAGCTACTACTATAGCAAGCACAATACGTTGTCTAACGTTAACTGTTTAATTCCAATTAGTAAGCATTATGAAATGTGTGAGACGATATTCAACATGGCGTTGCCTATTATCAAACAATATACATTAAGCGACACAACGTTTCAATTTAATAATTTTCGCACAGCAAATGTGTTTTATAATATCGAAATCAGCGGCATTAAGGTTGATAAAAACTGCTTTATTGAGCATTACCAGGGGAAGTTAACCAACCCTCAATTTAATTTATCTCGCAGCAAAATATACACTCAATATAATTTATATACAACCACATCTCGCCCATCTAATACATTTAATAGCATTAATTTTGCAGCATTAAATAAAGATAATAGCGAACGTACGTGTTATCGTCCAGAAAACGATAAATTCATCGAATTAGATTTCCAGGGGTACCACCCACGATTAATTGGTGAGATGATTGGATTTAATTTTCCTAAAGATAAAAACACATATGATGTATTAGGTGAAGTATTAGGTGTATCACAGCAAGAAGCTAAAGAATTAACATTTAAACAGCTATATGGCGGTGTTTGGTCTGAATATCAGAATAAACCATTTTTTAAAGATGTAGTTAGATACACAGATGATATGTGGGATACGTACCAATACGGAAAGCGTTTAGTGACCGAAAATAAAATATTTATGCCTGACGCTAATATGACTAAATCAAAATTATTTAACTATATAGTTCAAAGTAAAGAAACATCAACCAATGTTGATTTACTAAAATTAGTATTTGATAAATTAAAAGGTAAAAAAACAAAATTAGTATTATATACTTACGATGCGTTTTTGTTTGATTATAGCAATGAAGATAAAGGTTTAATCCAAGAAATAATAAATATATTGGATTATCCCGTTAATATTAAACAAGGTAAAACGTATCATGGTTTGGAGAAACTATAAATATTTATTATGGAACAAACTATACTAGATTTGAACAAGCTTTTCTGTACATTCACCTCCCCAGCGGATCTGGAAGAAACAGTAAACACAATAAATCGCCGTTACGCTATTCTATTCAATAAGATTTTCATCTTAGAATCTCCACAAAGCGATGAATTAATGTGCACTTACAATATTGACTCGGGCAACACATCAGATGCGCCGATGGCTAATACTATCTTATTGCATCGCAAAAAAGAAACTAATTCATTATATACAATCAATGCTTTAAATACATTGATTAAATCATTAAACAATGGTTTTTTAGATAAGAATTTTATGGTTGATTGGAATCAATATAAAAATTGTATATTATTAACTGATGGTCCTAATTTAAGAAAATTAGACACAGGTATTCATAAAATTATAGATTTTAACAAATAATGGCAAGTTATACACGATATCAACTCAATGAAAGTGGATCAATTGGTGAAAACCTATCAGGAACTAAAACGTTTGCATTCACTAATTTAAGTGGATCATCATATTTTACAATGGAAACAATACCAGGTTCAAATAACCTATATTATACTGGTGTTACACCTGCTAACTTTTTAGGAACATACAACGCCTCAGCATCTATGGGATTAGTTAATGATGCATACGTAGCCGCTGTTGTTGTACCATCTGGAGTATCAGCTTTTACATTTATCCCTGCATCAGCAGTTACGGGTACTACGTACCGTTTAAAAGGTACAGGAGACTATAGCTTGACAATTTCTTAGGAAATTTTGGCTGTCTCATTTTAAGATCGTATATTTAATTTTAAACAAATAAATAAGTTATGGATTTATCATTCGTAAAGCAAAAGCTTGAGGCTAATGCTAACAAATCAGCAGGTCGTGAAAAAATCGACTACACAAAAATTTTCTGGAAACCAAAACCAGGCAAGTACCAAATCAGAATTATCCCGAACTCATTCCGTAAAGAATGGCCGTTACGTGAAATTCAAATGCACTATGGCTTCTCAAAAGGACCAATTTTAGCTCTAAACAATTGGGGCGAAGAGGATCCAA